CTCGCGATTGTGTCGATCGCGGATGCCGTGGACCAGCATCGTTTTCTTCACGTGACCATAGCTGGTTCTTGTGCCGAAACGCGCCACCGTCCCACGGAACACCGCACTGGGCGTCCAGACGCCCAACTACGATCTGTAATCTCGCAAACGGCGCTGAAGCTTTGAGCGGTCGATCTCGAGCACGCGCGCCGCCCTAACCTGGTTGTTACCACATGCTCCGAGCACGCTGAGAATGTGTTGCTTTTCGACTTCAGCCAGGGTCAACCCACTGCCCCCTGCCGCCGATCTCTCATGGCCCTCAGTCTTTGGAACCGACGAAATCAAGGCTGTTAAAGCGAGGCCATAGTCCAAGCTGTGTACAACGGATTGTCGACGCGCTTGCAGCACCAGCCGGCGCATATCAGCGTGACTGATTACAAGGTCCGTCGGCACCGCTACTCCAGCCAAAGCGGATAGTTCCCTTTGTGTCGGCATCGACATCCGGAGTTCCTTTTCGAACCTCCGCCTGATGGCGGTATCTAACGCGTTCACGAGATTCGTGGTACCAACCAAGAGTGAGTTTCGAGGCTGACCGTGCCACTGGTCCATCAACTGAATGAACGTATTCGTGACACGCCATATCTCACCGACGTCCTGGTGCTTAGCCTCACGGGTTCCAGCTACGGCATCAAGCTCGTCCATAACAAGAACGCAAGGCGTGGTCATCGCAAAACGGAGGGCCTTCTCAAGGTTCTTGCCGGTGCCGCCGAGGTACGAGTCAACCATTGCTGAAAGAAGCATGGTGACTAAAGGAAGATTGAGATGCCTGGCAAGCCACCTTGCTGCAGTGGTCTTTCCAACACCCGACGGTCCATGCAACAACACTGACTGAGTCGGATAAGCGCCGGCGGCATGCAACTCTTTTTCCTTTTCCCACTCACTGATCAACTCGGTGGCCCAGCTCGGCGGGGCGTACGACTCGGGCAGCGGTACATCGTCGACAGACAAACATACCGGCAAAGTTGGCAGTGACATCAACGGCCGCAGGCCTCGAGCCTGTCTTGCTAAAGGCATTGTGATCAATAACCTCCTTTGGAGGGTTTGCTCTCCGGCGCAGGTGGTGGTGGTGGTGGTGGGATAGATCGGACATTAGGAATCTTGGGACCGATTGGACGCTCACAGCGGTGGCACCATTCCAAGTACCCAACGTGACTGCACGATAACCGGCGCATTAGTAGAGGTAGTCGGAGGTGGGCCGAGAAACAAATGCCGTCGCCGTCCTGCTCTGACTTGTCATAATCCACGTCGATTGCACGGTTGCTAAATCGATACAGCAACGCGGAGGCCTTTTGCGTGCGCGTTCGCTTCCCAGTACGTCGATCGTAAACATTACGGACGTTCCGAAAGACTGATGGAACCATGAAAAACGGACCGCCAACGCACAGCACAATCGCGAGAACGCCAACAACCAAAAACCACCAATCCATCGTCAACCTCCGTTGTTGATGAAAGTAAAAATATTTTCTGTCGCTAGAAGGACATTGAAGTAGCGCGTTATCTGCAACGCATGATCGCCAGAAAGGACCCGCCGAGTCCTAAAACCTCGCCGTCCTACGGCGGCTACACGGTAGGGTGGCCGGACTGTACCGTCCACCATGGTCCACACACGGTGCCGCGTGCCATTTACTTACGACGTTGCAGAGTGATTCGCAGCCGTTGCTTCTGCATCTCGAGCAGCTCGCGCGTGCGGCGATCGATCTCCGCGTTCAGTCGATCCAGTTCGCTATATTGGTTCATTGTTCTATCCTTCCTTTCGCATTTTTATGGGAGGTTGTATTCACGGTGGGGGAATGGATCCTCATCGCCGGTGTCGCCTCCGGCACCGCCGCTATCAGCATACGTGAACGATTGCGCGGCCGATTCTGCGCCGAATTGACCACCAGAGGAGTGGGACACACGCACCCAGATCGTACGTGTGCCGGCGCCACCATCATCACGTATCAGGTCAATCAACCGTGGCAAGGTTGCGCCGGGAGCAACTTCAGTGACGTCCTCCTGAACGTTCGTCGTCATCGCCTCATCATCGGCCGTGCGCACCTTGCGCTTGATGGCTAAGGTTGAGAAGCCATCAACAGCCAGACGTATGGATATGTGAGTAGCCGCTCCGACCTGCGCCACCGTGGGGGCCGCTGATTCACGTTGGTACTCGAGCAGAGTTTCAGGAGCATCGGCAATTTCTCTCACCGAACGTAGGCCCGCGGCGCTGATTGAGATGGTGCTCAAAATGATATTGCGATCCACGAGTGGATTGAGCGGGATAACGACTTCCTGGCCAGGCTTAAACGTGCCGAGCAAGCGAGCGGCCGCAGCAACCTCGCCTTCATAGCGCCACCACACCTCGACTTGTGCGGGCCTGTTGCGCTCGCTTGGGTACCACGGCGACCGAGCCTGTGGACGGCCCACAAGGTTCGTACCACCAGAGTGCTTTGCAACGAGGTTCATACAGTGAAGACTTCAGAGTAGCCGCAGATGCCATCAGCTCGACTAAAACTGAAGCGAATGCGCGTGCCGGCATCGACGTCGAGCGCGCCAGACGCAACTAACCCGTTCGCATCGCTTGCAACGTCGTCGAGAGCCTCATCGTTCGTGACGTCGTAGACGTGAATTGTTTGCAGCGGCAACAGCGTGTGCGTGCCGTCGTCGTTGTCGATCTTGACGTCAAATCCCGGGTACTCGCTCATAACAGTTGCTCAACTCCTACCCTGAAGAAGACCTGGTCATCGTTGTGCCCGACGTCGAGGAGAGGAACGTTGAACGGTATTCTCGTGCGGCCGTCCGGTGAGTCCGGGTCATCAGGATCGGGATCTGGAAAGCCCGAGGGTGGCTGAATCGGCGTCTCGGTCAGCATTTCAAGGTCCTCGTAGTACTTCGTCGGATAAGCCTGCGCGGAGATCTCTACCCTGAGGTCCGGCAACCGGCGCATGGTGCGGATGCGAAAATATAGGAACGGCTCCAGGCCCTGGTCCTCTCGGATGTTGTTAATGACTTCGAGCTTATTGGACTCGACTCGAATAACCTGGTACTTGTGCAAGTCGACGGTGAACAGATACCACGTTGTGAACTGCACTCGTAGATTGTTCTTTAGACCGCCTTCATCGAACTCACCCAGGTCCAACAGTAGATTGCCAAGCCGACCTGCTTCACCAACGTCTGTGACGCCGAAGGCCGTGTACTCCATTTCAACTTTACGTCGAGACGTGTCACCAAAGGCACGGCCCGCGCGGAGCTGCTGATCTACGTCTTCAAAGGTGAGCGGCACCTGACTATTCTGACGTGTGGTGTCGTCGTAAGTGAGGACAATCCGGTTATACAACTGTGCGTCGGATAGAATTGAGTGAGTGAGCGTTGACTTGCCGCCCTCACTCGACGGCCGATCAAGACAGATGTTTCGACCAGGCCCTCGATCCGTGAAGGTCGGTAAATCGCTGTCTGTGCAGAGCTGTTCAAACTCCGAGGAAAATGCGAAGCCTGCAACCACAAAGGGACGGCCCTCGATGGGTATAGTTTCCATCCAGTTGGCAAAGCCAATTGTGTCGGGCGCGCGGTTCAGAAATGCCATGTACAGGTCTGTTACAAACTCGTCATCCGATCGGTCGCGTGCTTCGTACTCAGCCGACGCAAATAAGTCCGACACACGCGTTCGACACTCCTCGAGCAGAAGCTCCGTGGACGTTTCGCGCGCCTCGGTTACGGCATCAATCCACTCAGAACGTTCTAAGTTGCTCGGCACACGCGCAAATGCACCGAAGAAAGCCTTGTCCGTAAAGATCGCTGGCGAAAACAATTCGATGGCCCTACGGAGCGGAACTACGCGAAGCTTTCCACGATGCGGGAAGGGCAAGCCGAAGCGACCTGCCAAGCACAGGTCAGTAATCTGCTGCTGCGCAGTGCGATCAATTAGTTCGGCGTTGAAAGTGGTCCTTTGACCAGTCAGAACGTTGCCGTCTTTATCTTTGACCGAGACCGTTTCTCTGCACCAGTGGTCGAGGTCGATGAAATCGGCAATGCGCACGCGTCGCGGGTCTAAACCGTAGCCCCATCGTTTGTTCTGAAGGATGTGCAGGAGCCACCAGCCACGCTCCGCGGTGTATTGCTGTGAGAAAATCTCTTCGGTCTCGTAGACTCGCACGTCCTTCAAGCCTTCGACGTCGACCTCGCCCCGTAAATCGTCTGCGGTTGCGCTATTGAAGTTGCCCTGAGCTACACCCAGAAACAGGCTTGTGCCCGAGTAATTGAGAACGTTTGGAGAGAACGAAGTCTGGCCCTGGCGCTTCTCACCGGTGCGGTAGTTTGAATGCTGGGGCGCAATAGTCGCTCCATTCACCTTGCCATTCGCAACCGACTGACATGGCCCCTCGGAGACCGCGAATAGCGTCTTGACCGAACCCTGGTCTGGATGGTTTGTGTTGGGCTCAGCAACGAACGTCAGCAGATCCAGATCGGTGACGTGTCGTTTGCCGGCTATCACTCGCAGAGGCCGATTAAGATTCGTCACGTTGCCGCGCGAAGTCACTGTGAGATTTGGTCCCTTCGTTTCATTCACGACGTGTGACTCCGTGACGACGTCAAACGCAAGATACGACCTCGAATCACCCAGACGAGCCACACATGCCGCGATATTGTTTCGCGGGCAGCTTGTGAACGGTAGACCGGTGTCAGGATTCAGTAGCCCAAACGCGGGCGCTGCTCCTATGTCCTCTCCTATCGCCACCGCAAGCGCGGAAACACCGGCGCCTTCGAACTGCACTGCAATGCCGAGATACAGAGGCGTGATTGCCGGAGGGGCAATCCAGTCGGCAACAACGAACTCCACTGCCTGTTTGTAAAACCGGTACACACCGTTGCGGCGAATAATCTCGAACTGATTGCCTGGAGCCCAAGTGGAAGCGTTTGCGCGCAGCTGCGTGCTGCCATATTTGATCGTTACTGAGTGGTCAGGAGGATTGAATTGCAGACAAACATGGCAATCGACGTTTCCGCTGCGCGGACTGTCGGTCATAAAGAAACCAACCGTGCAGTAGCCGCCGAGCACCGTAAAGCGAATGCGCGCGTCAGCGTTGTCAACGACGGGGTCACTGTGACTCGCACCACAATTCCAGTCGGGACCGCCGCTCGTTTTTATGTACTCGCCGCCGGCACCAATTGTGCCGTTTGCATTGTTCACATAGTCTGGATCTTCGCCGGTAGCGGCGCCGCCCAGATGAACGTTATATGGACAATCACCTTCGTCAATCTCGGTTTGCGTAGAAAGCAAACCGCCAAACACCGCCTGGCATCCGGTGAAGAAGGCTCGCGACGGGACCGTGAGACTGCTCGAGCGAAATCCCGACTCAGCACTTCCCCTGAAGCGATCGATGTCCACCGCGTCCGGAGGCTGCCAGTGTCCCCACCATTCGGAGACGATCAAGTCCACGTCTGGAAAGTAGTAGAAGATCTCAACTCGCTCGCCGGCGCCGTGCACCTGAGTCAATCGCGTGAGCTCGTTGTCGCCATCCCAGAAGTCGAGTGTAACCTTGTCGTCACTGATGCCGGCGGAACTGGGAATATCGAGAAAGACTCCCTGGCGCAGACGCGATTCGATCGGACCATCCAAACGCTCGAGCAGCTCCGGGCGGTCAAGCAGATCCGCGGCGATGCGGGTCGAGTAGTAGATTGGACCATCAGGGGCGGGCCACTCAATCAGGCAAAGTTCCGCGACTCGCGGGCTTGTCCCTTCCGCCTGCATAGCGCGCAGCGCGGTGAGCTTGGTCTGGAGGTCTGGATCTTCGGAAATCATTTGTTACTTAGCAACCCACCCCGTGTTTCCACTACCCGACTCTTTGACGTAAAAACTGGTACCTGCTCCACCGTCAGTTCGCCGATAGGTTGAGCCGACGCTCCCAGTCACCACGCCTTCGGGCGAACCACTTCCCGCAAAGTCACAAACGTTTGTACCGCTATAACAATGCTTCAATGCCACCATTGCGGTGTAGGCTGAGGCGTCTGCCACTACAGCCTCGAGGTTTGCACTACTGCGTCGAAGTGCCGGGCTATTAGAAGCTGTGCCACCGAAGCGCAGCGTAATGGACGAGTCGCCACCGCTTGCATCAGTGATCCGAATTATGCTCGCCGACTCGGAGTAGATCCCCGCTCTTCCGGACCATTGGTAACCGTTGGAAGCTCCGTTCACGAACCCGGTTGAGAAAACACCGTTCCAACGAATTGATGAAGTTCCTAAAGAGTGGCCAGCATCGGTCGCGGGGGAGAAGTTATTGTTTTGGAAGACATAGGCCGGTTGGGAGCCTCCAATTCTGATGTCAAGGCGCTGCAGCGTGCCCGTACCGGCCGCCTGAGTCGCTATCTGAAATGAACCAGTACCGGTATTGAAAACAGCCAGACGCGAATAATTTGAGGCGTCGGTGAAGGTCTGGTAGATGTTCGTTGTCTGTGAGGTTGTGCTATTTCTCTGCGCCAGCGTGTTGGCGTCTTCACGAAACAGCGGCGTGTCACTGAATGTGTTGGTTGCGGATAGATACGGGACCGACCCCGTCGTTGAGTTCGCGGTCGCTCCGCTGCCGCTGGTCGCTGAGAGCGTCGTACCGCTTATAGAGAGACCACTTCCGATGGTGATCTCCTGCGGGTCACCAGCGCCCGAGTCACCGCGACCCAGCAGCTTCGAAGCCGCAGAGATGTTTTGCATCTTTGCGTAAGTGACGGCGTCGTTGGAGATCGTCGTGGCAAGGCCATCTGAGGTTGTGACGTCTCCAGTAAGATTTGCATTGGTGATTGAATTACTTCCGGAGAACTTTGTGAGATTGCCACTCGCTGGACTGCCCGTTGTAGTAACCGTACCACCGCCGGTTGCCGAGAGCGTTGTGCCGGTCATCGACAGACCACTGCCGATCGTTATCTCCTCAGGGTCGCCTGCACCCGAGTCACCACGACCTAACAGCCTCGATCCGGCAGAGATGTCCTGCATCTTTGCGTAGGTCACGACGTTGTTGGCGATCGCGGTCGCGAGTCCACCTGCTGTAGTCACGTCTCCGGACAGGTCGCCATTTGTGATCGAGTTTGTGCCAGAAAACTTTGTAAGATTTCCGTTGGCAGGACTGCCGCTTGTAGTAACCGTTCCGGAAGGACCTACACCCAACAAATTCGCCACCGTTACTTTTTTCGTGATACCGCCACTGACTATGGGCAAGACATCCGACGATGATGGAGTGGTGGTTTCGGGAAGGGATGAGATCTTAACTTGCGAATGGGCCAAGACGGGTAAAAGCACAATTAGCGCGACTGGCAACACTAAACAATGGAGTTTTCTCGTCATCTAAGTTCCGTTCCTTTCTTCCAATCCAAAGGCTTTGTTACGCGAGCACCGGCGACTCGACGCCGGCCACTCGCCTCTGTCGTAACATGAGACCGGCCGAGTAGACCTTTGCACATAACACCTGGAAGCTGAGTCGATGGTCGACAAAGCCGGCTAGATACTTCTTGCGTACGGCATCCTCCGGATCCTCTGTCTCGATCCAAAATGGTTCGTCGCCGGCAGCCTTACGTGCTCTAAAGAAACTCCACAGGTATTGAGCTCGCGCCTGCGCTTCAACTCCTATGCCTTCGCCTGATTCGGCCAGCAATGTCTCGCCGCCCGGTTCAGTTACGAGCGTTGCGCGTTGACCCGGCAGCACGTCGATTCTGATCGACCACGTGCGCGTACCTTGTGGATCACCAACCAGAGCGCCCGCCTGATATCCGTCACCAAAATCAGCAGTCAGCACAGCCCACTCGCCGGCGACTTCCGTGAAGAGAAATCCTTCTGTGTTGAGCTCTTCCATTTAAGCCAACCGGTGACGTTGTCCACTCAGTCGAATTAACCCGGCGTCCTGATCGTATGCGTCGATCAGACCGCGTGCTCCTGCGCGTACCACATCGTGAGGGCTAATTCCCTCGAGCCGCGATATAGCTGCTGTTAACCGTTCCATTGCGGCCGCCATTGCTGACGGGTCATAGCCATCGCTGCGGCCTCCGCCACGTGACGACATCGCGCTCATTGCGTCGCGGTGAGAAAGAAAACGACCATCAACCGGCGCGATGAATGGCTCTGGTCCTTCTTCGCCGGTCCAGTACACTCGGCCCCGCCTGGCTGGTCCACCAATCGCGCGGCGCTCGAGATCACCTGACAACGTGCCCCCAAGATTTCCCGAGCCGGACCCGCTGCTACGAAAGACGCCGCCCGGCGATAGGCCCGTAGCGATGCCACTCGTCATCCCAGCGTAGTCTCCAGCGAGGCCAGCGCTTGCAATGCCGGCGACCTGTGAAAGGATCGGACCAATACCTGGAATGAACGACAAAAATGGCGCCGCAAATCCCAACAACTTCGAGAAGAAGCCTCGCTTCTTTCCAACCTGCTGCTGAGGCATCATCCCCGAGACCTGGCCCAGAGCTCCTGATAGCTGCGACAAGAACGACTGGCCAACGGCCAACTCCTTGCGCGCGGCAGCGTGATATTCCTCCGTCAAGGCAATAGCCGTCTCGGCGTGTTCCTTTTCTGCACCTATCAGAGGTGTCAGGGCACGAGGGACCAACGAGCTCATATTGATGAGCTGTCGCATTTCAAAAGTGCTGCGTCGATCGACTTGAATGAGTTGTTCTTTACTCTCGATCACGTCGACGATCGCCGCGTCTTCTTCACCGAGCTGCAGCACGTAATTGCTCGGTATCGTCGTTGCAGGTGCACTGTCCTGGGGTTTTTGTTGGCCGAATATACGCGCGGCATTGTTGAAGTCCGGCACCTTCCAGTTGATGACGTTTACCGGCATTGGACTTGTATCAGTGACCGGCTTGCCGTTGGCCGTGAGACCCGCCAGCGCCTGGTTGTAGAAGCCCATCCACTTGCTCGCAGATACCTGGCCGCCGCCGCCGATCTTTGAGCCGGGAGTGCTGGTCCAATCCTTTGCTGCAACGCGCATCGCTGTGCTGAGATCGCCGCTCATGAGCGCGCGCAGGCCAGCGCCACCGCTTTGTTGCGCGAAGAGCCACAGCGCCGCGAGTTCCTGCGAGTGCGCGGAGAAGTCGGGCAGACCGAGCTGGTCCTTCAATCCCGGTCGACCTTTGCGTCCGTACCAATTGCTGGCGGTAATTTGATAACTTCCAGCAGCAGTGCTCGGGCCTTTTTCGGTGCGCAGGCCGACGACGTTCGGATGACGAGACATGTCGGAGAAACGTTTGCCACCGACAATGATGTTTGGAGCGCCACCTTCAGCTTTGCGAATAGCTTCGAAGAATGCTTTAACGCGCGGGTCCTCGAGGAATCGCTCGAGCTCAGCAACGATTTCTTCCTTTGTCTGACCGAATCGTTTAATGAAGCCGTCAGTAGTTCCCTGTGCGATTCCCTCACCTATTGGCTCGCCGATTTCACGCCTTGGTAAGTCGGCGGGCGATTGAATTTCGAAGAAGCTCTTGAACTGATTTTCAACGTAATTGCCAAGTGAGGTGACAGCGGAGCCAACAGCACGGAACGCGTCTCCACTCGCGATCCCATCAGCCAGGCCCTTGGTTACGTTTACGCCGGCAGAGAGTCCGGTCTCCACCAGCTTGATGAGTGTGCCCGTGGTCTGGTCGATGAACTGTACAAACTGGTGGGCGCCTTCCCCCTCGAGAGTTCGGTTAAGCGAACGGTTGAAGTCTCCGATTGCCTGCGTCGCCTTTTCAGTGCCCTCAGCTGCCAGTAGCTGCATTTGGACACCGGATTTTCTTTCAGCGCCGGCGGTCGTGGTCTTTGTGAGCTTCGCGGCAAAGCCCGCCTTCTCGCGTTCGATACCTTCAGCAATCAGCCGGGCAGCAACGTCACCGCGAATCCGATTCTCGGCCATCAACTTCTCGATTTTCTTTACACTCCAGCCAGTGGCCTCGGACAGATACTTCTTTGCATCGATGCCGAGTTTGTACAGCTTGTTCAACTCGCGGCCGGCAAGACTCCCCTTCTCTGCGATCAGGCCCAGCGCCTCAGCAACCTTGGCGATCGTTTCGGCCTTGCCGCCAAAGTCTGCGGCCTGGTCTGTCGCCGCCTTGAGAATTGTGTCCGTCAATTGCAGGTTGTTGGTGAGATCGTAGAGGTGCTCTGAAGTCTCCAGCACCCAGTTAAAGTTGGTGCCAGTGTCGAGTGCGTGCTTCTTGAGATTGAGGAGGTAGCGATCAGCTTCCTTTTCGGAACCTGCAAACGTTGTGAACTCAACCCGCGTGAGCTCGAGTTGTTTGTTGAGTTCGATGCCCTGCTGGATCCGCGGCAATATCATGCCCGAGACCTTGCTCATGGCCGCATCAACACCACTACCGATGGTGGAGCCGATCGCGGTGCCGATGCCAGGCAGGACGACAGTGCCAATTACTGAACCGAGGGTTTGTCCGAGTGAGTCAAACGAACCGGTGATGATAGACGTCGCCGAAGATGAGAACGACTGGCCAAACTTCGCACCGAGTTCCTTGCCCTTCAGTGCCTTGTCGACTTCGGTGCCAAGCTTTGTGAACCGCTGGCCCAGCTTGTCGACGTCACGCTCAGTAGCGCGCAGAGACGGGCCGGCCTTCGCATTGTCGACTACGATTTCAGTTCTAAGCCTGAAGGCCTGAATGTTTATCGCCATTGTTCTTACCTGCCGCCGGCGTTCACGTAGATCCAAAATCGCTCGCGCCAGTACTCGGGTTCATCCTCGACTGCGTCAATCAACTGCTGCGGGGTCATGCCCATTTGAATGGCCAGACTGATGAGCCCGGCCCCGGGCATCGCTACGCCTCGCTTTCCGCCGCTGGAGATCCAGAGGCTCCAGGTACGGACGAGGCCGTCTGAGGGAAGATGTCAGCTCGAATCAACTCAAAGAGACGCTTGGCTTCAACGACCTCCATAGTTGCAAAGAAGCCATTCGAGAGATCTGCGGCCTTCCCTTCATCGTCGGTTAATGGCTCGCCGTCTTTGTCCAGGATCGAAACGACGTACTTGCTCAGCATCACGCTGTAGGGAACGCCTTCGCCTTCGAATGATTTCTCAATCTCTTCGATGGCCTGTGTCGAGTAACTTCGGTACGTGATCGTGAAGGGCTCAGTGATACGCTCGCCCTCTTCGTTTTCGAACGTGAGCGGTACTTCCTTTAATGTGCGTGTCGCAAAGATTCTCTTCTTTCCCATCTCTCTCCTTATCAACTCAAAACGTTTTAAGTCAGCGGTAATGACGGACCCACACACGGGTCTGCTTAATTAGGCGGGAGCCTGATCATCGCCTTCCTGATCAGGTTTCCTGTAAAGCGGAGGGGTGCTCGGCAGCTCTTCCCATGGGACGCCGGCTCGCAGCAAATGAAGCTTCAGCTCTGCTTCTGACGCGCGGTTAGCCAGTGAGTGGCGTTCTTCCTTCTCACGCTGCAGCAGCATCTCGTGAACATGCTGCCGCTGCTCTCTCAGCATGTCGCGCAACGTCGAGAGTAGCTCGCGCCGCTCGGTGAACCAGTTGCGCATTAAAGCGATGAATACCTGAACGAGGGCTCCCGTCAGGACGGCCACAACTGCAGGGTGTGTCCAGGCGGCAGCTTCGGTCACCAGAAAGGCAACGCCGCTGCCGATGGTGATGGGCCAGCTATGTGAGAAAAGTTTTGAGGCGGCTATGTGCAGGAGTTGCTGGCCATCCATCGGGAACCTTCCAAGTTTCGCGGTTTGGTTCATGGCTCGCTAACACAGCGGGGTATTCACTTGGTTGACGAGACGTTGATATCGATATCACCTTTAATGAGCCCGCGTTGAAGTAGGTAGCTCTCCGACGCGGCATGGATTGCCACGAATACGCGATCGGAAGCGTTTTGATTTGGCGTGCGGCCCTGGATCAACTCCGGCACGATCGGAGAAATGTTTATAAGAACCTGGCCGAGTGCGTCATCCGCACCAACCGAGTCTTTGTCTCGAGCTATCAATCTTCCTGCTAGAATTTGAAGTCCCACCGGCAGAAACGCTAATACCCATTCCATACTGGTTAATCGTCCTTTCAGTAAGTTTGGTAAGTGCCGTAACCGTCCGACTGATCGTCGCCCGGCTTTAACTGGACCACGCCTGTCAGGTCATTGCTGTCGGCTGTGGTTGCTGTCCCCTGATCGCCGCCCGACTTGAGAGCAAATTTTGCGGCCGCGTCGAAAGTGACGCGCTTGAAGAATGCTCGGACCTTCTGTCCCGGTTTGGCCAGATTGATGCCGTCGAATAACACCGCCACATCCGGCGGTGTTTTCGACATCAGCTTCGTGGTTTTACTTGCCTTGTAGGCATAGCTGATGACCTGAATTGGTTGAGTGAGTCCGGCAACACTGATGAAGGTGATGAGCCTCGAGTCGCCGTCAAAGGAATAGTTGTCGGCATCGAGGACGGCTTCGACGACCGCTGAGTCATGCAACACGAGGTTGGTAATGCCCACATGATCGCCGGGCAACATGATCTTGTCTCCGTCCGCTATACCCGCTGGCAGATCGAACGCCACGTTCACGTTACCGGCGTTCTCTGAGCTGCTCTCGCCGTGAAGCATGAACTCGAGGTTCTCCGGCAAACGCTCCTTTAGTTGCAGCGCCAACGTTGCCGTGCGTTTGATCGCGACGTGCAGGTCTTGCAGGTTGGGGCCGGCCTTCCCTGTGCTGAAGTTATCGGCAAAGTCGACCTTTCCGTTGAACTCAACCATCGGGACTTCCTTCACGCCAAACCATTTGGTTGGCTCGCCGTCCGCATCGAGTGGAGAGAAGTGCACATCACCGGTGCCGATGAAATACTCTGGGAATTCTGCCATGGCGTTTGACTCCTACTGGTAAGCGTTAAAGGGCTCACTCAAAAATTCGACTATGTAGCTGACCGCAGCTCCGTCGATCTGAAACGTGTCCTCGGGAACAATGAAACCGTCTTCATCCGGCTTCGTGTCGATCGCCAGCCCGCCAAACGTAGGGTCACGTTCGCCGGTGACCGGATCCGTGATCGTCGCCTTCATCACGTCCGCGACGTACATGCGGGCTAATGCCGGCGCGGTGTTGCGCCTGAGAAAGATCCGAGTCTGAAAAGACAGCGCGTTGTTTGAGCGCTTTTCTAGGGGGAACGCCTGCAACGTCTTGTTGATTAGGTCGAAGATTCCAGTCGCCGGCATCTCGTCTTGTTGATAAGCGATGGGCCATTCATCGATCGGCCCCAAGCCCAAGTCCGTTTGATAGCCGTTATCAATCCTGATCGCGGCATACCTGGCCTTCAAGATGTCAACAACTTTCTGGCGAATCGGCTCGGGCATATCACTCGCTCAGTTCAACTCGACTGGTGGCTCCGTCTGCGACCTTCCGGATCCGTTCGACCTTGTAGGCCTTGCTCGCGATCGTCGCGACCATGCCTCGCTTTACGCCGACAATCTCTGACGTGACAGCCAGAAAGCTCGGCGCCGCCGCCTCAACGGCTGTCGACTCGTACAGGTCGACTCCCTCGGTTTCGTTATCAAAAATCACCAAGATGTCGATATCGAAATCATCGCCATCAGTTATGTTTGCCTGGACGGCAAAATCGTCTTCATCAAAGAAGGCAGCCAGGTCCTCTGCAGTCTCGACCGGCACAGATCTACTTTCCGCCTTTGTCCTTCAGCGGTGCCTCTTCGGCGTAGACCGCACGTCCCTGCGACACATAGCTCGCCGCGGAAGCTTCATCAACAGTGGCGGCCTGTTTTGGATAATCAGGACCGTAATCGACGCCGTCATGGTGTACGCCGGTCACGAACCTGATGCGGACCTGGCGCTTTTTGTTTGCGAACTCGACTGGTGGCATTTCTTTCCTCCCGAACCAAAAGTAAAAAAACAACAAAAGGGATTCCGATTACGGCGTGAGTCCGGTGCCCTTGCAGAACGCTTCCGCGTAACGCGCGGCAATGTCGGCCATCATGAAGCTGGTGAGCTCAATCATTCCCTGTTTCTTGAGGGAATACGGATCCGTGATGATCTCCAGCGCTCCCCACTCGCCAATCAATAAGGCTTCCCACACACCGAGCACGATGCCGTGTTCAGCACCGCCCCCTCCAAGCGTTTTCGAAATCTGATTTGTCGCCTCAGCGCGATAACCATTCATTTCGCCGTTCTGCCAGATCATCTTTGAACCTGCAGCAGCAGCTTCCAGAGTCTTCTTGGCAGTACCCCGGACGTTTGGCGTGGTTAGGTAAGCCATCGTGCCGATATCAGCATCAGCAACGGCCACTGCCGTCTCCATGTCGACGACCTTTGCAAACGTTATTGCGCCACCAAATGCGACGCTGCCGATGCCCGACGTGTTGTAAATGCCACGCGGTATCGGCGCGACACCGGATCCGTGAAGCGCTGCCACGTCAAGTCCCAGCGCGTTAATCTTGACCAGGTCCGTCATCACCAAGCCATCGATATCAACAACGCTCTGTCGTAAGAGTTGCCGTGAATAGCTGGTGCTCGACATACCGGTCTTAGGCGACAGTGTTACCTGGTCCAACGTGAGGTTGGAATCGGCAACATCGGCGCCGGAATTCTCACCAACCCACGTGAAAGAGCCCGCTCCAATCTGTTTTGGGAACGCCACATTGCCCTGGAGACCAGGAAGCACGGTGGCGCCCAGATTGATCACCATGGCCTTCTTGCGAAGCAGGTCGATGAATGACCCGGGCTCGGTGAAGACGAGCTCTTGGCCCTTTGTGTCGGTGGCCGTGTCCAGACCGGCACGCGTGAGAAGGTCTGCACGCTGGGTCATGATTGTCATGAACCGCTGCATGAACCGGTAGAAATCAGATCGCTCCGCCTGGTCAATGGGTTGCAAGCCTCGCAGCGCCAAGCCGGTAGGCATGTAAAATCCGCCGTGGGGCTTGTAGCCAGGCACGCTGTCAGCGATGCGCTTTTCGATCTCCTGCGAGACGTCGAGCTCAAAACACTGCGTGTCACCACGGAGCTCGCGGTCACGCATACTCGCGTCAGCGAGGATAGCTCGCGAGATGGAGTACTTCTTTTTCTCCGCTTCATTGAGCTGAGGCATCGCGACCGGCACCTTGGTCTGCCACTGCTTGCGCGTATCTATGATGGTTGCCTTCAGCTCATCTTCTGACTTGCCGGCCAACGCATGCTCGCGTGCCATTTCTGTCAGTGCGGCTTTTTGTTCGTCGGTGTTGCCGTAGATCACGGCAAACTTCACATAGTCAGTCGTGCGCTGCTCAAGCATCACGAGTGGACTCTGTGCGGGCGGCGGCGGAGTTACCGGCGGAGCTATGGGATCAGGCATGGTATTGGTCCTCACTTCAGGAGTTGTTGGCGGGTCAGCTGCTTCTGGCCCTTCGTTGGTCGGCTTAGTTGACTGGATTGATGATGGGCGGCCCGTACCCCACTCTTCACCGATGCAACGGCCGAAGCCGCATCTCAAGTCCCGTTCCATCGTCGCGAGCGAAGCCTCATAAGGCGTCCACTTTGTTGCTCGCACAACCGGAATGCCGTCAATGTAATTTTCGATCTTGTCTTCGATGTAGGTGATTTCGAAGCCCGTCGATACTCCGGGTGAATCTCCGTTTGCAAGATCTTCATTGATTTCAGCAAAGACTTCGTCGGTGTAGGGCCTGCTGTTAAAGCGGATGTCAGTTCGCAGCACATGCCCATCGCTGGCTGAGTGGCGCAGCCGGCCCAGCCGCAATCTGTAATCGTGGTTCTCAAGAAATGGGGCGCTCGCCTTCAATCGCTCAAAGTTGATCGACTTTGGACTGTGGTCCAAAATTACATAAGCGTATCCGCGGCCCCCAACCCAGTGCAGGATCGGCTCATCAGATGTAATTGCCACCGACTTAGCCGTGCGAGACTCGACGTCGACGACATCCTTCGACAGCTTGATTGCCCGCTCAAGAGGCTTGTTGATCAGAACGCTAAGGTCGATTTGCGCGGTTTCTCCCATCGGCGCTGGAAATTAACACAAGCGAAAACTGAGGTTATGTTGAGGGTGGCGGAAGTCTGGGCGTCTGGGCGTCCAGAAATTCATTCGGATGTGGACTCGACCGATCCTTGCTCTTTCAGCCAGCGCCGAAAGGCCCGGTACATCGCTCGCTCTTCAGGTGCGTCCGACGAATTCTTCTTCGAGGCAGATAGTTCGAGGCCGTATTGTTTCAGGAGCTTTTGTTCTTCAGCGAGCTTCCGCACAACCTTGCGGAAGTCGCGGCCCTTTTCGGCTGCGATGCGCGTGCGCGTGTCGATGAAGTTATTGATGTCGCTCGCCGCGGCGTTGGCATCTGTCTCCGGATCGACTGACTCCCAGCCAGGCGTATCGAAGGTTGGCGCCAATCGCTCATAGTCAATCTGCCGAATTGGAACCACCTTCCGGAGCATTTGTTCTTTGGCCCAGTCGAAGACTACTGGAATACAAATCTGCTCTTTCAACCAGCGTTGAAAGTAGCGGTACATCTGTTTTGCTTCCTGGTCACCGGCGCGGCTCGAGGTAAAGTTGACACCTTTCAGATCGGAGGCCAAACGGAAGTACGGGACGTTCAAACCAGTGGCCACATAGCGTTGCGTGCCTTCCACAAACGGTGCGAAGTTTCCGGATGGCAAGTTCACATCGTTTGTTTTGATCTCCCAGCCCGGCGGGAGAATTTGCTGCATTGCAGACTCGAGCTCTCGCGTGGCGCCGGGAACGAAACCATCGACAGCCTGAGTTTCAGCCGCCCCTTTCTCCTCGTAAAACTCATTCCATTCATCGTTCTTTGGCGGGATGAGGTAGTCGGTGATGCATGCTGCCGCGCGATTCTTGTACAGCTCACCATCGACATAACCGTGAATAGTGTGCAGCATCTCTAACACCGCGTGACCGTGTGGCTCGCCGCGCGCCTGCGTTTCATGTTCGCCGACGATGAAGCGGTGATAGATCTCTTCCGCTGGCACTCGCGTCCGTTGACCAATTGTCCCGTATTCCGGATAAAGCAAGTCCGAGGCTGGGCGCGTGAGCCAGTAGGCAACCGGCCGGTCAAAGTCGTTGAGTTCCACACTCATCAACACGCGGTGCCCGTTCGAGAGGACCGTGTTGAACGTTTCGTCGAGCCATGCGACATCCAGGAACTGCAGCGCAAATCCGAACTTATTGGGAACATCGAGGCGTTTGCGAATCAGAACCTCGCCGTCGCAGCACACAATCTCTATGGCAAGCTTCTGTTGATCGGCAAACGACATCTTTCCTGAGCTCGAAGCGTTCTCCGGCTTAGACCACTCGGTGAAGCCCTTAATGAACTCCTCGTTGAACGTGGCGTCGAGTTCGTTCTCGTTGTCACCTTCGATGACATCGCTCAGGGTCAGGCCTTCAACACCCGCTACTCCCTGGCCCATCATCCAGATGAAACGCTTGAAGAGAGCATCGTTGCGACGCGACTCGCGCGATCGCGCCCTCATGGGCCGCAGACCGCGCCTCAACTCCTGGTTCGCAGAAGTTTGCGCCATGGACCAGCTGGCGTTCTGGTTTGTAGATTGGGCCGCCTGATATGTGCGCGCGTAACGACGGGGCATCGCCATCGATCGCGCCGGCGGAGCGGCCGGTTTCTTTGCGCGGCGGATCTCGGCGAACGTCGGAAGATCGAGATTGAGAGATTGAATTGCCATTTTACCTGAACCGACTATGTACGCTCTTCACAATCGGGACTCCGCGGCGCATTGCCTTGGCGATTCGATCTTGATTGACTTGCTCAATTAGCCGTTTCTCGAGCGCAATCAGTTCGGTCATGTCGTAGCGAACAACGTGGCGATTTGCGATGGTGTACTCCTTCTGGTTTTTGGTCGCCGTACCTCGCATAACTGCGCGCACCGCGGCCAGTGCCGCTTCAGCATCGCCCGGCTGATCAAACGTTGCCGCGTCGCGGACTTGTACTCCGAAGGCTCGCCGAAACACGTTTTCGTCCGACGTCGTGATTTTGCTGTAGCACTTGTAGTTGCTATTGAGGACGCCGCCGCCCAGCTTGATCGTCGTTACAGCGCCCGCGGGGTCGGGTTCGTCAATCACAGTGAGCTCTTCGGATATCGTCCATTCGGACGTCTCGATGGTCTCGCCCTCGGCCAAGTCCTCGGACCAGTCGAACGAGACTTTGAGCGTCGCTTCCACGTCCTTGGTGAAGAGTTGCATGCGGTCGGGATTCTAGCTGTTGTTGATGAAAGGTTGTGTTGAGGGTAGCGGAAGTTTCAGCCCGCGATGCGGTCTACGAGTCTCGGATTAGCGTCAAAGGAGTGGTACTGAAACGGATATTTTTTCTTGTAATCACGTATGAACTGCGGCGCCCTGGCAAGAACGGCATCCGTCGCCTTCACCACCTCCAACAACATCTCCTGACAAATATCTGCACGCATCTCTTCCGGAAGGGCTAAAGGAACACGTCGGTTAATGCGGACAATTAAGTCTTCAAACACAGACCTTTGGTCGCGCGCGAGAGTTTGCCAGCCAGGCCGCTTGTGGCACTTCTTAGTGTGGTGAAGGAGTTGGCCACACTCACACTTGCGCGGGTCGCTCACCTGAAGCCGCAACCTCGCCACCGTTCGGTGGTGACAGTGCAGCTTCCTGACAATCTGTTTGTCGAGGTGCCCCGCCTTGATCATCTCCAGAATTTTCTCTTGTTTGTCGACGGCAGCGGATGAATCTATGTGAGAAGCGGCCATTGCCCTACACCGGCGACAGCGATACGAGTCTGGCCTTGTCGACTCTCGAGCAAACCGGGCCATCTGGACGCGACACTGCACACACCAGGGCCGGTACTCCGGCAGCCGAGAGGCTTTCGGGATCCGCGTCACCGAACTAGTGTTCTCTCCGCTTAATTCAATGCGAGTCGAAATATGACAATCGGAACAGTGGAAGCTGGGTCCATGCTTCGCCATCGGACGACGGCAAGTAAAACACCAGGCGTTCTGCTCTGCCTTTTTCCGTCCGCGTTTGGTTTCAAGTTTGCGAGGCTCCTTGTACCGCACGACCTGTGCAGTGTAATGAAGCTCGCGAACAGGTTATGTTGAGGGTAGCGGAAGACGCGACTTAAAATGTTTTGAGACGACTCACCAGTTCTTAATGAATCCACCGCGTCTCTGAGGCTTTCTAAAGTTTGCGGGCGAGCGCAGCGGCGGGCGATTGCCGCCGGTCTCGCCGTCATCTGTCGGATCGGGGTCTGGGTCCGGCTTTACAATTTTGACACGCTCTGTCTTCAGACTCTCAACTAACTTGAGCAGACGCTCGCGCAGAGCCGGCACATTAGGATTCCAGATCTCTTTGGCGACGATGTTATACACGCGGCAGTCCCACGCCTCATTGCGCGCGCCAGGCTTTTTCTTTTCCCACACCCACACGGAAAAGCCGCGCTTGTTTCGTGTCCGGATGCGGCGCTCGGAATCCATCTGCTTGAACCACTCTTCGTCATACCGTGTGGGCACGTGGCAATAGCGAGGTCCTTCATTCTCAACACGAAGCATTGCGGAGACCCTATCCTTCGCGGCTTCAGTTCCGACGATGCGCAACTTGATCCGTGGCTTTCCAACGAGCGACGGTTTGCGAGGAGCAATCGGCTTGCCGGCCACGTTAGCGCCGGCGATCGGAAACCACTTCTTGTGACGATGCTTGTACGCGAACTTATAGCTGGCGTCCGTACAATGACCACGCGTGTCGATCGCTCCTGCGCTCACGTTCATCGGAACGCCAAGTTCGTGGCGCCAATCCTTCTCGAGATAGTCTTCGAACTCGGTCCACACCGCTGACGGGTATTCTTCCGGATTGCCGAGTAGCACTGTGTAATCGATCGACCAGTTTTCTTCCTGGCTACCCCATGCGAGTGTTTCAACTTCAATGCGATCGGGATGAACGTCGGCACCAAAGGTGAGGAACGTAGCGCTGGCGGGAACATCAAACGGGCTATCTGGTCCGCCATAGTCTTCCGTGTGAAAGGTGTACTCCTGCTCCTCGAGATACTCACCAGGCTCCCACAGCTCACCCAGCGTGGAGTTAACCCACACCTGCATCTTTTCGTCGGACTTCGATTGTCTGGCTTTGACGAAGGCCTCAGCCATCCCGCCCCATGTGATGAACGGTGAGTAAGTTCCGAGCAGCTTGAAACCCGGCGTGTCGTCGGACTTAGCGTGCGCGCGCCATTCACCGAGCCTCACCATCTCTTCCTTCTCATCTTCGTGGCCAACGTGTTTGCAGATCGGGCACAGGAAGCAAGCTTCCTTTGGGGGCAAGCCGAGCTCAGTCCACACGATGTTTTCCCAGAGCAGTTCCTGGTATTCACCGCAGCCGAGACATGGCACGTAGAAGTGGCGCTGGTCCGACTCCGCAAATGCTTTTTCAATACGCGACTCGCCCTTGATTGTCGGACTCGAGGCGTACATCGAAAGCGCGAGGCCTTCCATTTCAAAGTTGCGCAGGCGCACTTCAGCGGCATCCAGCGGATCTCCAAGGCCGCCGGCATTCACCGCCATGTCATCAATTTCATCTGCCTGCAGCAGCCGGAAGTCCTGAGCGCGCAAGCCCGTCGACGAGTTCGAACCAACGAAAAATATGTACCCGCCCAGGAAGTCTTTGTAGAGCATCGTGTTCCCGCTGTCGCGCGCGCGCGGGTCATCGACCAGGTCCCGCAACACCGGCGATTCTTCAATGAAGGCGCTGAAGCGCTCGCGGCTAAATAGCTTTGCATCGTCGAGCGTCGGCCGGAGCTGCATTATTGGAAGTGGGTCGATGTGCATGAAGTAGCCGCATGCGTTGAGCAGGAAGCCTTCCGTCTTGCCGACGCGCGAGCTGGACCAAAGAACGATTCGGCGAACACCTGGATCGGTAATGCAGTTGAGAGGCTCGATGAAGTACGGAACGGTTGACATCTTCCACCGCTGCCCGCGCCGCGGCCCCTGCGAAACGTAGCGATAGGTATCCGCCCATTCGCTGACCGTGAGCAGCGTGTCAGGAATGGCGGTGCGAATCGCCTCTTTGAAGATGTTGATGACGACCGGATTGCCGTCAGTTAATTTCGGGGTAGTCTCGCTTGAGATCATCGAAGATTATGGCGATATCGGTTTCGTGCTGCCTTGCCTGTTGGGCTGTTAGTTTGAGGGTCCGTCTGGCGTCTTTGCCATAACGCCTGAAGCGATCGTGCATCGCCTTAACGAAGTTGTAGACGTGTTCGCGCACGTCGGCGATCGGTACAAGCTCGCCGCGTTCCTGCTGCAGCTTCAGCAACTCGCGCGCGGTGGAGACATTGAGTTTTTGTGCGCGCGCTTTATGGATGCCAACCGGATCCGCCACTGCGCCGCTCGGACTTGAAAGGACCGCCATCGCCTCATTCTGATCGTAGAACGTTTCCTTTTTGAAGACTCGCAGCGGCTTCACACCCGCAGCACCCAGCAACTTCACGATTGTTGCACGGTCACGTCCTGACAGACGATGCAGCTCGGAGATGTTTGCTTGCCGCGCCTGGTTGTTGGCCCAGTCGCCTAACGGATTTTGAGTTGGTGTTTTATTCGGTGTCTGCGCCACTGGGCCTTAACTCTCCGGTGCTTCGACTACAGGCTCGTTAAGGGCTTTACGGAAGTCTCGGAACATCACCAGCAAATGGCCAACGGCTTGCTTGCACTGGTCATCATCTTTGCCGTGGTAGATGTAGTCGCGGACGAAACGACAAAGCAGCGAGTCGCTCGTTGATGCCTCAATTGCTTCCGCGAGTTGGATCAAATGTTGTCGAGCTTCTCTCACATGAAGGTGTGCGACTTCTGGGCCGATAGCAATTTCAACTATTGGCTCTAACCTTGTGTTTACGATGGAGTTCAGATAAATGCTTCGCTCAGGGCGATTCTCGACCGCCGCATTGTGAGCGGCCATGATGAGCGCGGCGTCCTGATCGTCCAGCTCCTTGCTTGGCATGATTACCCAGACCGGCTTCCCTTCGGTGCCTTCGATGATAAGACCCCACGCCTGTTCATCTCGCGATTGTCGCGCGGTCCAGCGTTGCAGATACTTCACTGTTCGTCTCTCCTATTCACTTAGCTGTAGCTTGCAGCCCCTCGTTTTCGAATCGTTTCAGCAACTCTTTCTGCTGGCGTTTACTCCTGCACTCGATCACGATTCGTGGTGGATGTTCTTTGAACTCAACCGTGCGACTCTTCGGCGCCGGCGCCGCTTCATGCAGCTCCATTAGCAGATCATCGAGTTCGGGAATCTCAATTCGCGTATCAGCCAACAACTGGTCCAATACCGCCTGGTCCGTCTCCGCCATACCGGTCATCGGGTCGAGTGTGGCGAGCACGGCCTTCTCTTCCTCGAGGGAAAGATCGACTTCCGTGAACGGGATGTGTTGTTGATCGTCCTGACGCAGCGCCTCTTCAATGCGTGCCTGGCCATCAATCAAATTGCCGGTGCGACGATTGACGATAACCTCAGTCACCCAGCCAACCAGACCGAGCATCTTGCGCACCGCCTCTCGCTGCTCTTCCGGATGACGACGATAGTTGAGTGGGTTGAATCTGAAGTCGACTGCCGGCTTTTCACCGTGGCCGACAATTCTGTTTTTCCATCCGACGTGTTTCCCGTTGTTCTTCACGATGCTTTGCGCTCCTGTAAAAACCTCACTGACTCTTCGTACGCCTCTTCATAGCCGGCGCCGAATTTACGATAAAGTGCTCCCCGCATTGCTGGTGGCAACGCGTAATAGCAATTCCGGCAGTGGGATGTCATCGGGCCGTTTGGGCGTCCCGCAGACACACAGCGTGCCCTTGAGCTCCCCCAGAATCTCGAAGCGACGCTGTCTACTGATTTCGCTCATCGATTCTTCTCATCCGCGAGCCATCTGAGCGCTCGACTCAAAGGATCGCGACTCTCTGGTCAATGCAGTGGCTAGCTCCATGTTGGCCTCAGATAAGCTGGAATATGCGTCACTAACCGCACCCCTCCATTTATGTGATTCTTCAGCCCATCTGTTGGCTAACTCTTCGTGCTCAGCAGCCAGTTTCAACAGTGACTCGGACTTCACTCGGTCTGGGTGTTTCATCATCGCGGTGCAAACGCCTTTCTCAACTGGTTTTCATAGATTTTCGTGAAGCGATTCAGGAACACTGTTTTGGCCGGTCCAAAGAGCACGTCCTTCTCGCGAATCTTTGCGCGCGGCACGAGCAGATAGAGCGCCACACGCTTCGCGTTGACACCGCGGCCCTGCTCCTGAAACAACACGAGGCCTCTTCCCGACTTCATCGGCAACACGATGTCTCGCTTGCCGCGTAATCGCTGCGGCCGCTGTGTCGCACGGATGATGTCGCGCTTTGTTCGACGGACGTTGCTGGTGGGAATGGCAATGAACTCGCCGCGCGGAAGCTTCAGCACAATCGAGCCTTCAGGTTCACGCACAAACTTCTGGAGAAACTCGGCAGCCGTACCAATCCAGGTTTCCAGCTTTTCTTTCGTGGCTGGCTTAATGCGCACGCCGAGGGCGTTCGACGGCTTATTCCAGTTGTTGCGAATCGTAAACGAGCCCTCGATCTTTTTGATCGTCGCGGCCTGGATCTCCTTCGCAGTGAGTGTGAGACTCGACGCCATAGCAAATCTGGTCTGCTTGTCGAGGTTTTTATTGCCTTGAACTTTGACCGTGACTTTCGCGCTCAACATTTCTCGGTCACCAGCCGCCAGTAAACTCTTCCTACAGGTCTGCCATTGCGACGAACGCTGAGCTTGCCGCCATCATGGTTACACTGTTCTACCTTGCCTTCGGCGCAAAGGCTCTGGAGTATCTCCCGCACAGCCGCTCGCTCGACACCGGCCGACTCGTATTGATGGCGCGGATTTCCCGCCCGCGCAGTCTCCTCCATGATTTCTTCCACCGAGAGCGGCTCCCCACCCAAACATCTGAAAACTCTCTGATACTTCCAGGAGCGCGGCTTCATCTGCACCAGCACATGATTACGCAGTTGATTCAGGGAGTGTCGAAACTGAGGAAAGCGGTCGGCGAGCATCGCTAGCTCGTGTCCCAGTTCTTGTTCCGAGTTCGGTGTGCGTTGAATTTTTCTTTCGGCGTAGGGGAGGTTCCTGTCTCGGTAGAAGCCGCGGCCACCGCTGCGTTTGGCGCGCGCCTCGCTGGGTGCAGGGTACAAGGGGGAAAGTGCTGCCATCGTCATTCAGCGTCGTACCTGTCGCAGTGGAAAGCGAACTACATTTTTCGGTAGAGGTTTCTCCTGCTCCGCTCGAGAAAATGATTTTGCAAACGCACACGTGGCGAAGTGGTTCTTGCGAAGCACAAAGCCGCGATCCTTTGCCTTCTGTCGTTCATCCGCCGGCACGATTTCGTACTCGTCGCCGGTCACCAGAATGTTGCCGTCGTCGCTTGGCTCAACCTCGATCGGCGCAGGTTTATGTGTGCGCTTATGTCGCGCCATGATGATTTGAGCGTTGCACTTCTGACAGGTTGCAACTCGCATCTTCAGAATCCTGCTGCCGGCGACTGCTCGAGCTTTGCCAGCGTATCCAGTGACAACACGCCCAGCGGTTGCAACGTGTCGTCTGGGTGATGACGATTCCAGACAAGCTGAAACGTCCAGATCGAGTTGCAGTGAAACGCTGGATCCTGCGGGCCGTGGTAATTGAAGTGGGCCGAGTCCTGTGGTCCACACCAGTGCCAGTCGTGTAACCTCAACACATCGACCCACTCGTTTGCGTCGTCGATTTCGATTGCCACTCCACTCTCGAAAACACTCGAGCCTGGCATTGACTGCGCGACGTTTCCGCAGCGGCCGTCGACGTACCACTTCCAAAATGCAAACTGCTGCGGCAACGTTCGTAGCGCGTGAATCAAAGCCGGTTTTTCGCCTCGGTCTTTAATCGCCGCAATCAGCGCGTCGCCGGCGGAACGTTGCAGATATGGGATCGTCGATGGTCCCGCGACCATCACGTGACGCGTGAGGTCCGTTATTGCCATCGCCGGCATTGACCTGACGAACTGCTGCGCCACTTGCTGCGCCAGCCCAGCCAGGTACGACGTGTCGCAGTGATTTGCAACTGCTTCAAGCAAAGTCGTCATCTAGTTCGTCTCCGTCGAAACTCATCAACAGTCGGGCTGGCATACGGCATCGGCAGCGCAAGATTTAGGTAAGTTGCAATCAGGCGAGCCGCGTCGGTCCAATCCCGCACCACGTGCACTTCGTAGCCTTCCAACTCGAGAAACGCTTTCCATTCTGTCTGCTCATCGCTCAACGTGTTCGAGCCGGCTTTGAATTCAATCCACAATCCACTCTTGCCATTACGCGGCGCCGGCAGGTGAATATCGAGCACTCCCTTTCTGAGACCTTCCTTGTACATCCCGATCGCGGTGGCGCGATCGCGCTTGCCGCCGTTCGGGATCGCAAAGACTCGTTTGAGAATCGGGTGTTGAGACTCATTCACACGGAGCCACTCAAAGAAACTGTTCTGATGATCTCGCTCGAGCGCAGCAGTCATCGCGACTGGAACTCCCTCTCGACCTGTACGCGGAACTTACAGACTTCGGTGTGTCGGTCGAGCTTGTAATTGTCGTACGCCGGTTGCCACTCTTTTCCCGGACAACTACAGTGGTATATCCATAGTTGGACCACGAACTGTAACTGCCGGCGTTTTATTTCTGACTTGAGCATTTGAATGAAGGGAACTAACGAGGGCTGCCGGACAACATAAGAACTAGCTCTCAACTGGCCCATGTCGTCCGGCGTGCCCCTCGCGCCAAAATAACCCTACAAAAATCGCCTTCATACCCTTCTTTAAAGTTTTCTGATTTCGACGATCGAGCATTGCCTCATCAGCCACGCCGCTGCTAAACGACGCAGGAGCCGCACTAATCGCAGACTTGTACATTTTTGCGATTTCCTGGCTTTCGGCTTCCGACCTTCTTCACTATTCCTCCTCCGATCTGTATCGCTGTAGATGTGAACAATTGGCGTCCACACAGTTCATCGGATAATGACACTCGAGCATGTGTCCAAAGGGACAGAACATTGCGGCCATCGGGTTGTCACAGACACAGCCCGGTTGCGCGACCAACGTTTCGGTTGTGCCCTCCACCGGCTGACCATCGAGGGCCTTGCATACTCCGTAATTGCTCACGCTGTTGCCTCCCTCAGTTCCGAAAGGTGTTGCAGCACTACATTGTTTGCGACGTCGATGCTTGGCACCGCGTCCGGTTGACACGTAACAAACTCAACACTGCGGTCGATCTCACGCGCCACGTCGTCAGGAGTGCAATAGAACGACTTCACCGATCCCGACGCGAGATTCACCGCGCACTGATAACGTTTTAAGTCGTGCGTCACGAGTAGACGCGTGAGCATGTCGGCAGCCTGCACCGCGATCGCTGCGTTGATATTCAGCGACTGGAGATTCGCCATCTGCAATTCGGCGCAGCTCATGTCGGCGCCCGGCTGTTCGTCGCGTTGGGGGATGAGCAGATCCGGATACTGCAGCGCGGGCGATGGCAGGGCCATGCAGTGCTTGCCGTAAAACGCGCCTTCCACCTGGTGGTCCGTGTATGCCGATCCAAGACACACGCGGCCGGTATCTTTTGCGTTGCCACAGTCGAGCCACCAGAGGTGCGGCATCGTGTTCGGAGTCACGCGGTTAGGATTACGTTGTAGAGTTTCGTGAAGAGCCACGCGCGCGGCAGCATTGTCGACACAGCCCACCAGTATCGCGAGGTCCATCTCATCGAGTAACAGGTTCTCGGTGTACTGGCCGTGATAAGCCATCGTGTTGAGACCCCACGCCTGGCCGTAACGTCGCGCCAGCGCGATGGCCTTCGGCACTCCGACTTCGGCATCACAGAACAACTGCCGGCCGACGTTCTTTTCCTCAACAACATCCGGATCCGCGAGCACGAGATTGACGCCGCGCTGATCGTCGTACAGCACTCGCATTAAGCGGCCGATGTGTTGGACCACGTACGCGCCTGTCCCGCCGCAACCGGCAACGACGATCTGCACTCGCCGGAAATCTCGCGCCACAACTCTTGAGGCCTGCGCGTATCCGAGGTTCAGAGTCGGCTCTGCTGTTGGAAGCGGCGCAGGTTTTTGCTGCTGCGCCAGATGCGTTGATTTGTGCTTGTTTCTCCTACTGCGCCTGCTCATGTGTCCGTATGCACCCCGTTTCAAAGTACTCGCGAATTGCCGTGTCGAGAGCGATACCTACTCGTGGCACCTGCCGCATGAGATCGTCCACTGGATAAGGCCCGCCGGCGGCAGCCAGCTCGGTCAACATCAACCGCACGTCCTCACGAAAGCGTTTCGATTTTCCGTCAGCACGGTGATTGTTGAAGGTGCTGTTGATGAAGAGCTTGAAAGCTTCCGAGATCGACTTCGTTGTGCAGCGCGGCGGGTTATAAGGACCCCAGCAGATCAGCCCGGTCTCTTCGACGTTTGGCAGCGGGCAGCGATAGATCTCGTTGTGAGGTTTTAACGTCTCCGTTTTGACCGCCCAGATGTAGTACTGATTGCTGAGACCGAAAAACACCAGGCCGGGCAACGCTACACGGACCCGACTAATTGCGGCAGCATTATCAGCCGCCATTCGGCCGCGTTCCGTGTCACGCTCACGGTCTTCAGCAGTCAGCTCGCGCGTCATTTCAATCTCGTGAACCGCGGATGGGATGAAGGCAACGCACCACTCGCCTAACTTGCCATTGCCCCAGCGCACAATTCCGGGCGGCAACCAGCCGGAATCGACCGGGATGCCACTAAACGCTTCGCGCACCGCCTCGCTGGAAATGCAGCGCTCGATAACGGCGCCCTCTAAGTTCACCATTCGAAAACGAAACTGTCCGTCCATGAACTCGAGTGCCGGATTCTGGTCTAGTCCGAAGGCTGTCGATAACAGCCGTTCATTAGTGCTCATGTTGTGGATGCCACTCCCTTGTTTCTTCGTCGATGCACATGCCCTGGAAACCTGATTGCAGTTCTTTCAGCGCTGCCGTATTCCAGATCTCCACTGCTCGTTTGATTCGTGGCTTTGGATCCAACGCCAGATAGCCAGCGATCGCGGTCACGGCAATCGACAGATCAACCGCGGCCGACTTCATGAGGTGTAGTTTCATTACCTGCTCGAGTGACCACTCCATGCCGACGGATCCGATCGGAGGTAAGTCCAGCCACGTGTTGCCGGTTTTGTACGACGTCATTTCGAACACACGCGGGAACCAGCGAAGCGGGCTGTCTTCAACGGCACAGGAGTACATGTAAAGAGTCCAACCAACCGCGGCCAGCGGTGGCGCTGGATCGGGACAATCCGTGAGGCCGTATTCTTGAACCATGAATTCCCACGCTCCGGGAAACTGACGGAGGGCCAGCGCGAGTCCGAATGCTGGTCCAACCTTCGCGAGCTCGACACAGCCTGGCTCCCAAACGTAACGCTGCAATCCTCGGACTGGTATTACTGGCAAAAAGAAACGTGGGTCACGATTGATGTGCGCATCGAGGTCAAAGCCTGCACCCCACATCAAAGGAAACAGTTTCGTGTTGATTAGTCGATAGAGCTCCTGCTCGCGCTGAACGGAAAAATACGGTGAGGCCGAGCGCGCATATTCGCGTGGAAAAGCGAACCGATAGATCTTCATGCACTCCAAGGTGATTCTCAGCCGCTTATCAAAACTCTCGCGCTCGCGGGTCGCGTGGTAATCCAGGAACTCCGCGGCGCCGAGCGGCGTTCGCGCACGCGCGCGGGTGGCGAGATACATCCGAGATGCTTCAAGAGTTGCTTTGATCATCGCCCCTCTCGTCGTAGCTCTCTTCGGGTTGCCAAAGAATCAGTGGCTTTGTCGTCGTACGATTCCCAACAGCCTTCAAGGTTGTGCAGCCGCGTAGCTCCCGCCACTTTTCCTTTTCGGAGAAATGGCTTGGTGAAATACTCCGAACCCTTTTCGATAGCGCGGCCGCATTGACCGGCGCACGCGTAACTCTGGTCAGCGATCGCTTTGGTAAATGCTGCGCGAGCAGTAGTGATTTGATAGCTGGGCATCGTTAGAATCCGACTGGCACCGTCTTTGAAGCTGTCGGCGGTGAGTGACCGCATGACGCCAATGCAGCTATGACTCGCATGCCTTCCGCCTCGCCGTCGATCATCGCGTGCTCGATCCGGACTGAGCGACTGAGCCTCGCGATCGTTTCTTTGTCGTCGCGCGTTTCTGCCTCCATCAACTCCTGAGCTAAAGCAATCGCTGGGTTGACGTAGTCTGGCGCATTGAGTAGTGCTTCTAAGAGATCTCGCATGCTCTTCTTCTCGCCCAATCATCGAGCCGCCTCACACATCGATTCACTAAAGGCTCCGTGTGGTGCAGCTTTGCAGCCTCAATCAACCGTCCACGACTTGCCAGGTACATGGCTTGTCGAACATCGCGCTCAGTTGGGTACGACGTGTCTCGCTCTGACGGTAACGAGCCACAGCCGCCCCGCATGCCAGTGGTCCAGTAATCCAACTTGAAGGCTCCTCGCCATTGCTGATCTACCGGATCGCACACAAGAATGATTTCCAATTTGATCCCGTCACCAACTTTTGCGCGTTCACGCCGCAACCCCCAAACATAGACCCCGTGAACATTCCGTCCTCGGTTGCGCTTCCCGCCGGGGCGCCCGTCAGAACCGTCTCACCCTTTGGGCATTGCGCTCTTAACAACGGTCGCGCTTCGCGAGGTAACGATCGCCGGCGCTCGGCCTGCCGTATCGATCGTGATCTTTGCGTTTTCGAGATCAGGAAAGTCGACCGACAACGCTGCTCTGATTGCTTCGGTTCCCGCTTCGATAATGGCGTCCGGAACAGTCACCGGTTTGCCCTCAACACGCACGACGCCCATTATTTTTTCCCTCCGCGCTTCGGGGCTTTCTTTGACGACTTTTTCTTCGTCGATTTTTTGGCAGTCGATGCTTTGGAAGCTGCTGCCCGCTTCACAATCTTCGGCTTTTTCTTAGCCTCATATTCATCCGTCCGCGTTTGTTTGAGCTGATGGTGAATCGCAACAACGATGTCCTCCGGAAAGCGCGGTACCTCCTTAGCATCAATCACCAGTCGCGATGCGTCGGTTGGCTTATTG